CCGCTCTGGTGTATGGTGTGCGATTTAAAACGCTACATCATTATTGCGATGGACACCCGTGAACAGTCTTATGGCATGCTCGAAGCCATCAAGGTGGAGATTGAGAGCAACCCACGCCTTGCGGTCGATTTCCCTGAACTGACACAAGGCAAAGTGTGGCGTTCGGGGGCGATTATCACCAGTAAAAATCAGAAGGTGGAAGCGGTCGGTGCAGGGCAGAAATTGCGTGGTCGTCGCCACGGGGCTTATCGTCCTGATTTAATGGTACTGGACGATATTGAAAACGATGAAAGCGTGCGAACACCTGAGCAACGTAACAAATTGCACGATTGGATTTTAAAAGCGGTGTTAAAGCTCGGTGCGGCTGGCGAAAAGTACGATGTGATTTATGTCGGCACCATTTTGCATTATGACAGCGTGTTAAACCGTGTGCTGAATACCAAAGGCTGGAAGCGGGTGCGTTTTAAAGCGATTTTGCGAATGCCTGACAATATGGTGCTGTGGGATGAGTGGGAGAATATCTACCTTTCGGAAGAGGGCGATGATGACAGCCTTTCCGATTTGTTCTATCAGCAACACAAGGCAGAAATGGACAAAGGGGCGATTGTTTCGTGGCTCGCTCGCCCGATTTTGTATTTGATGAAAATCCGTGCCAGTGATGGACACGCTGCCTTTGATTCAGAATACCAAAATGACCCTGTTTCAGGCGATGATGCGATTTTTGCGAACTCGTTGCAGTATTGGACGGAATTGCCACCTGATTTGATTTATTTCGGTTCGCTTGACCCGTCAATGGGTAAAGCAGGGGCAAGCCGTGACCCCTCGGCGATTTTAGTGGGCGGGTATCACAGAGAGACAGGTAAGCTCTATGTGGTGGAAGCCCAAATTAAAAAGCGTTTACCTGATTTGATTATTGAAGATGTGATCCGCATGCAGAGCCAATACCACTGCCACCGTTGGTTTGTGGAAACGGTACAGTTCCAAGAGTTTTTAGCCACGGAATTAGTGAAACGCTCGGCACAACGGGGCGTGCCAGTGCCTGCGACAGCAACCAAGCCGAACAGCGACAAGATGTTGCGTATTGAGAGTTTACAGCCGCATATTGCAAACGGCTTGATTTTACTGCACCGCTCACAAAGTACACTAGAAAGTCAGTTGCGACACTTTCCGAAAGCCGACCACGATGATGGACCTGATGCGTTGGAAATGTTGTGGCGTAATGCCTTGAGTTCGTCTGCCCCGATGGAGTGGATTTCACTTAAAGACGGCTTTGATGAGGGCGGTTTCGGTGGTGATGATTTTGAAGATTGGGCGGATTTTTCAGGTGGGCGTTGGAGACACTAGATGAAGTTTTTGAACAAAATTACACAATCATTGCGTGGCTTGATGAATAAAAGCGAGCCTTTGCAAACCGATGAGGCGGATGTAATGAGTATGGGGCGGGTGTTAGACGATCATCCGTCCAGAAAACTCAGCCCGCAGAAGTTGCAGGCGATTTTTGATGATGCAGAGCAGGGCAATATTCAAGAGCAAGCGCAGCTGTTTATGGATATTGAAGAGCAAGATGCAGCGATTGCTTCTAATTTAGTGACCCGTAAACGTGCCACGCTCACGCTAGACTGGGCAATTAAAGCCCCATTGAATGCCAGTGCAGCAGAAGAAAAGCTGACCGCCGAAGTGAAGCAGTTGTTTGAGCAAATCGGCTATTTAGATGATTTGTTGATGGATTTGATGGACGCTTGCTTACAAGGCTTTTCGGCAAACGAAATCGAATGGCATTTTGAGCAAGGTAAGTGGTTGCCGAAGCGTTTTGTGCATCGCCCTGCTTCATGGTTTAAGTTAGACGATAATGATAATCCACTGTTGATTTCGCCGCTTAATCCGCAAGGTGAGCCGTTGATTGCCCAGAAATGGATTGTGCATAGCCACAAAAACCGTTCAAGCCCACTGGCTCGTAATGGTTTGGGGCGAACTTTGGCGTGGCTTTATATGTTTAACTATTACGCGGTAACCGATTTTGCGGAGTTTTTAGAACTTTATGGCTTCCCAATTCGGATTGGTAAATATGGGGCGGGTGCGACCAAAGAGGAAAAACGTTCGTTGTTGCGTGCGTTGTCGGATATTGGGCATAACGCTGCGGGGATTATGCCAGACTCAATGAAAATTGAACTGCATAATGCGGCATCGCAATCCATTGCAGGTAATAACCCTTATTTGCAGATGAGCGACTGGGCAAGCAAGCTTAGTGCCAAAATGATTTTAGGGCAGACTTTAACCAGTGGGGCGGATGGCAAAAGCTCAACGAATGCACTGGGGAACATCCACAATGAAGTCCGTCGTGATTTATTGATTAGCGATGCCAAACAGCTTGAGCAGACCATTACGCAGCAGTTGATTTTGCCGTTCTTGCAAATCAATTTCCCGAATATCAACCCGAACCGTATTCCTTATTTTGCCTTCGATTTGAAGGAGTATGAGGATATTAAAACTTTTTCGGAGGCATTACCGAATTTGGTGGCACACGGGATGAAAATTTCAGTGACGTGGGCACACGAGAAAACGGGTATTCCGTTTGCTGATGAGCAAGAAGAGATTTTAAAACCGCTTCAAAGTGAGCTTAAAGCAGATTTAAAAACGGCAAAAGAAGCGGGGAAATCGACCGCTTTGTCGGCAAAATCTCAAAATCTCCCCCAGCCCCTCTTTATGAAAGAGAGGAGTTTATGCCCTTGTGGGTGTGGGCAAGCGGTGCATTTATCGGGGCAGATTGCAAACTATAGTGATGATGAGCAAGGGGTGTTGGATAAAGCCGCTGATGACGCTTTTACCGAGCCTGATTTTAATCGCCAACTTGAGCCAACGATTAAGAAAATGGTGGGCGTGTTGATGGCGTGCAGTAGCTATGAAGAGGCAAGTGATAAGCTGATTGCCCTTTACCCTGAGTTGTCGGTGGAAGCACATCAGCACTATTTGGCAAGTGCGTTATTTTTGGCTGATTTGTTAGGGGCAAGTAATGGCGAACGTAGCGTTTAAAATTGGGCAAACGCCTGAGCAAGCGGTCGAATTTTTACGCCAAAAGAAAATGCTGGCAGCGAAAGTCTTTATCAAAGATTTAAAAGAGAGTGCGCTGGCTCGTGCGGCTACGATTGCACGGCTGAGTAGTGCGGAGATGACGAAAGATATTTATCAATCGTTAGAAACGGCAATGCGTGAAGGTAAGCCGTTGCACCAGTGGAAAAAAGAGCTGGTGGGCGAATTTGAGCGTAAGGGCTGGTTGGCAGGGCATGATAAGAAGATCAGCAAGGGGATTGATGGCAAGTTACTTGCCGACCCGAAAACAGGTGAATATTTTGGCACACCTCGCAGGCTAAATACGATTTATCGGGTTAATATGCAGACAGCTTACTCTGCAGCACGTTATCAACGATTGCGGGATAATGTGGACAATCGTCCTTATTGGCAGTATTCGGCGGTAGGGGATGCTCGTACCCGTCCTGCTCACTTGGCGTTGAGTGGTAAGATTTATCGCTATGATGATCCGTTCTGGACGACCTTTTACCCACCGAATGGCTTTAATTGCCGTTGCACCGTGATTGCGTTATCCGACCGTGATTTGGCACGACGTGGGATTGATGAGGTGGGTGATAGCAGTGAATTTTTGGTGGAGGCAACACGCCCAGCGGATAAGTTTGGCAATAAAGAGAAAACCGTGGGCTTTAAGTTAGCTGATGGCTCAGTGCGAATTGCTGACAAGGGGTTTGATTACAATGTGGGGCGAATAAGCTATAAGCCCAATTTGGATTTATACCCTGAGAAGCTGGCACACCAGTTTGCCAAGGTGGAAATGACGGGGGCGGAGTTTAGGTTAGATTATAAACGGCTTGAGCAACAAGTTTCAGAAATGAAGCGAACGCTTAGCTCTGAAGGTAAAAAACTCACGGCAGAGCAGATGTTTGCGGTGCGTGATAATTTAACCCAAAACTTTAAATTTGCGGCGGGGGTATTGACTGAAAAAAGCAAGGCATTGATGAAATCCAATACTGCGACAGTGTGGCTTTCAGACGACACTTTGATTAAGCAGTTTAATAGCCGTGATGGGCAGGATTTTGGGGTGGAAGAGTATGGGTTATTGCCTGATATTTTAAATCAGCCTGATAAAATTGTAACTGATGGAAAATTTGAATTTTATAAAGAAATTTTAGGTGTTCGATATGTTACTGTGCTGAAATTCTTAGAAGAAACCAATGAGATTTTTATTTTATCTTTTAGGAATGTTAACGAAAAAGAGTGGAAAAAAGTATTTTTAAAAAGCCACTAGGGGGTACTGCCAAACCCCACACGCTCTCGCACACCTGAGCAGGACAAGCCATCTCAAGTAGGCTGCGATGGGCAGAATTCATCGCTTTTCTAGTGGCTATTTAAAACGCACTCAGGCAGGGCTCGAAATCACCTGCACACAGTCCCGAGTCTATTTCACCTCTTCGCCTGCGATCTTCGAGATTCATAGCTTTTCTAAGTGTGTGTTGTGAATATATACCTGTTAAAAAGGGAAATCAAGTAATGATTGAGATTGAATTGACCTCGACCGAAAGTGTGAATGAGGTTTTGCGTAAGCTGCATAATCGGATAAAACATCGTAAGCGGTTGATGCGTGCGATTGCGGGCACGATGGAGTCAGCCGTGCTGCAAAACTTTGAGGCAGGTGGTCGTCCGCCTTGGCAGGGGTTGAAGTATCGGCAAGGTACGCCGCTTGTTGATACGGAAAACTTGATGGCGAGCATTGATAGCACTCACGATAACGATAATGCGATGGTGGGGACGAATGTGGCTTATGCGGCAATTCATCAATTTGGTGGCAAGGCAGGGCGTGGCAAAAAGGTGGATATTCCTGCTCGTCCGTTTTTAAAATTAACGCCTGAAGATGAGGAGGATATTTTGCAAGATGTGCAAGATTACTTTCAGTCAATTATTAAATGATGCCCAATAACTCAAAAATAGCCCCTAAAACGCCCGTAGAAGCGTTTTATTTTTAGTTGGTGTCAATTTACGATTAAAAATTTTTAAAATGTTT